GAAACTCTATCATGAACAAGTTCTAGTTTGCATATCATGGGTAAAGTTATCTCGATACCATTGTCGGTATCTCTTGTCATTCCTACAACCTCAGAACCACTTCTTAGTTTAAGAACCTCGTACTGCATTGGCTGTGTTATTAAGTCGTTAGGTGTTGTCATTTAATTCGAATTGTTTTATTTCGTAAGGAAATCTTTCCTCGTTGTATATATTTATACGGTCTTTAAGGTGATTGAGAGTATAGTTTTCACAACCTAAGTCGTCTGCAATATCAAACAATCTCATTTTTGTTTTACCCTCAACCTTACGAAGTCCTCTACCAATAGACTGTAAGTTTCGAATTCTAGACTTACTGGGACTTGCAAAGACAATATTATCTATTCTCTTTATATTTACACCAGTAGAAAATGTCCCATATGAAGCAAGGATTGTATCCTCTTTATTCTTTTCTACTATTTCTCTGACAGCTTCTCTGTCCTCTGTGTCTGTTCCACCATAGACATAATGTAAGTTTCCACCCATGTCTGTCTGTGACATCATATCAAATAATACTGTACCATGCTTCTCTACATACTGGAACAACACCAGTGTGTTTCCTTTTAAACTTCTTACAAGATTTACTATAAACATATTTCTTGCATTATTAGAAACAAGATAATCCATTTCCTCTTGGTATGACATTTTTTTCTGTTTAGTATGACATAGTATGACACAATCGATAGATAAATTTGCAATAGTACCTTCGTCCATTAACTCTTTCGTAGATACTACTTTTTTGACTGGGCCGAACAATCCTTCTAGTTGCAATCTATGACATTCAGAACCGTCAAGTGTTCCTGTGGTTCCGAATCTTATTCGGGTTTTTGACATTTTTTCAAGGATTCCTTTGAGGACATTTGCCTTGAAGAGGTGTGCTTCGTCTCCGAAGACAACCTCGAATTTTTGCATAACTTCTTTTGGTGCTTTGGAAAAAGATTGCCAAGTTGATATCGTAATGTCAGAATCGAAAACAGGCTGTCCACCATATATTTTACATATTTCTTTATTGTATCCATAGTCTTTAAAGTCCTTTGCCATTTGTTCTACAAGTGAAGTTGTAGGTACAATGACAATTGTTTTTTTGTTATAATATCTTGCAAGTAAATAAATGATTAATGACTTACCACTTGCAGTTGGTGAGAGTAATAGTTGTCTCCCATATTGTACTGCAGTTCTAAATGCATCTAATTGATAGTCTCTAGGTTCAAACGGTAAACCTAATTCTTTTATAAAGTCTTCGTCAGGCTGTCTTTCTTTATCACCTATGATATCATTGATACCATTGATTTCATATCCTCGTTCCCTACAGAACTCATCTACATATGGAAGTAATCCGATATAGATTTTATTTGTTTTGAGAGAGAATAGACGAACCTTACCGTCCCAGTATCTATTCTTAACTGAGGGCATGAACTTTGCATTCGGAACTGTAAAAGAAAAGAATTCGTACAAGTCTCTTGCCAGACCATCGTCACATTGAACTTGCATGAAGACTTCGTTAATCTTCTTTAGATTTATCTCAGAGGCCATCCTGTATTCCAAACAACTAGAGATTTCCTTACACCTTGTGTCACTGGTGTGACTTGGTGGTGCAACCATGAAGGGAAGACTAATAGTGAACCTAGTTCTCGTCCACTAAAAGGTGCAGTGTGTACTAATTCGTCTTGTCTTATTGTTTGTTTCTTGAACTTTAGATTATCAAATACTGGTGCAGATTCTATCCATTGAAAGTGACCACCCTCGTATTCATCGGGGTCTGATAATTGAACTGAGCATGATATCTTTCTAATCTTACCATTTGGATATGGTCTAGTACCTGAGTCTGTATGCCATGTATAGAAATCACCAGTAGGTAAATTGGGTTGGTGTTCGTATACTGTATACTGCCATGACTCCATATCATCTACTTCATAGTTCCAACCACTTCTTTGATTTGCTTCAACCATACCGTCAAAGATTTTTTGTTTTAGGTCTTGTCTAAAGTCGGGTGCATTATGGTCTATCCACTTATTAGTAGACTGCCTTATCTTGGTATCATAACTACCACCTTTACCACCGTCTCTTTGTTGTGCAGAATCTGCGTCTGTACCACCATGACCTAATCTTCCTTCTTGGATTTCTAGTCTCTTTGCATATCCATGAATATAGTTCACCTCTTCAAGTGAGAGATACTTATTCAGAACACAACAATAACTATCGTGTAGCATTACGAACCCGCCATAAACTTACGCCATTCTATAGTGTTCTTAATTGTTTGGTGTCTCCATGTAATATTTTCCATACACCTTTTCAAGAAGTCTATTTGTATTTGTGCGTATTCTGTTTGTGCATTTAACTTCTGCAAATCTTTATCTGCATTGAAGAATAATTGCATATCATTTTTCATAATCTTTAGACCGTCAAATGGGTCGTCACTCCAACCCTTTTCTTTGATAGTTTCTTCGTCCATTTTACCATTGAACCATAACCATTTATCTTTTAATAACATAGAATAACGAAGCTGTAAGTTCTTATGACTAACAACTGCATCGGTTAGTAGTTCGGAGTATTTTGCGTGGAGTTTAGGAAGTTCTAGTGACGATTTATCTAGTTCGATATCGTCAATTTCACAATCTTTTTTCCACTCTGATTTCAATTCATCTAGAGTCATAATGTACTATTATACCATATTTATGGTGTATTAGGAAGTGGTTTTTATCTCGTAATATGTGAATCTAAATTCTACGGTTGCAATAACAGTCTCACCGTCTGCACCTGATTCCAGTTCTATCCCACTTAAAGAAATAGGGAATGCGTCATGGAATCTAAAGAATCTATTTGGTATGTTTTTGTTTGTATTTGTGACCAGTGTAATATCTGAATACTGGATTAGTGTATCACCTATTTTAGAAGACGAACCTGTAGGTGTGGATTCAGACTTCACAAAGTTTTTATATGCAGAAGGGTCTGACACTGGTGTGATAGAATCCATCCAATCAAAAATCTCTTTGAAGTTTCCAAGGTCTTCGTCTACTAGGAAGGATACAGATAAGGCATCGAAAGAAACTTTATCGCCTGGAAAGAATGCATCTAAACCAATACCTGCTGGTTGAATGGTTTCTGAGAATGATAGGCCTGGAATGTTAACAGTCTTTACAAAGTATTCAACATTCGGAACCTTATCTATAAGTAATCTAAAATTATTCTTACTTAATAGAGATTTGTTAATCAAAGTCTCAGACATTTACTTTCACAATCCTCTTTGAACTTGAAGTGTCATGATAATCACCGTCTCTATATTCTCTTAGAACAGTTTGTTTGCACAAATATCCGTCCTCAATATATGTGGTAGTTATTTCTCTTGACAAAACATTTTCAGTTTCTTTTCCATTTGGAAATGCATTTCTTACGAAAGGCCCTTCCTTCATGGTGATTTCTCTATTGTATTCTTCCATAGTAGTATTTATGTTATTTCTCGTTCACAAACTCATTAAGTTGTCTTGCAACACCAATGACTTCATCAGTAGTCACTGTTTGATTACCATAACATTTCTTATCGTTAGGGTAGTTCTCGTTGTGAGTAAGAATCGCCTCGTTTGCTCTAAAGATATTTCCTTCTAAAAGACCTTGGGCTTGGTTTAGTAATTCGGCTCTGATTTCGAACCCTGATTTTCCGTTTGACATAATTTCCTCCGTGTATGTGTATGTGTATTATTGTCCTTATATTTATAGCTAAAAAAAAGGAACCCGAAGGTTCCTTTTAATTAAATCGAAATCGATTTTACAGAATGTTGGACACTGCCATTTTTCTGTAGTATTGGTTAGTTCCAGCACTTGCTAGTCCACTTGAAGGTGTAGCACCTACGAATGGATTAGAGACCATACCATATCTAGTTTTGAAACCGATTTTTGGTTGGAAAGTGTTTTCGCCAACTGCTCTCACCATTTGTAGTGGAACATATGGGCAGTAGAACATACCAGCGTCATAAGGATTGCTTCCTCTATAACCAACAGTCATGTAATCAACACCAGCATATGGGTCGATGTACACTTTAACTCTTCCGTTAAGAACACCAGCAAATGTATTACCTGTGTCATCA